ATGACCTGCGAGCAATGTTACCACCGTGATGTGTGTTGGCAGCGCATGACCATTTACGGCCAATACGCCCTAATGGGAATGAGCCATGACAACATGGAAGAGTGGTGCACCAAATGTAAGCCAAAGACACAGATCATAGAACTGTCAACGCAAATTCCACAGTCGCTTCATGATGAACTGGCAAGGTACTGTACGGAAATAGCATACGATGAGGAGCGACAAGCATGAAAATGATTAGAAAGCACCTGTGGAATAAGAAAAGAACAGAAACGCTCAAGGTGGCAGACCTGCAAGGCTACCTTGCCCAGTTTGAGCCGTCCGCAGAAGTTCAGCTCGGTGTTGTTCAAATGCGAGGTGCCGCAATGTGGCGCCACCAGATCCAAGGGTTCAAGTTCGTTTTCGGAGGAGATGTACCGGCGCTGCTGATCACGGTTGGCAAAGCCAAACAGATCAAGGACGGTGACCGGAATGGCTGAGTACCTGGCCGTGGCTAATTTGCTGCTGTTCCGTCTGCTGATCCACTTGCTGCTGTTAGCCGCCACGGCAGTGGTGGCAGGGGCAATACTGTTTGCACTGAGTCTGCTGGTCATCACGGCTAAGCAGACGCTGGGTGAGAGGAGGGAAAAATGGCGCACAAAAAGAAAAACGAAGCGGTCAAGAAAACCAAAGCACTGATGGCCAACTACAGAGCCATGCAGGCCTATGTAGACTCGCAGGTGCAGCCGGAGGACCTGGAGGGTCAAGAGGACACGCGCCGCCTGCTAAGCCGGATAGACGCAGCGCTGGAACAGATCTCGCAGGACTATGCGGCGGTCGGCGAAGATCAGAAGATGGTGGCTTTCAAGTTAAAGTACATCGAGGGCAAGACTTACGAACAGATCGCGGAGCGTTTAGGCGCGCACGAGAACACACCACATAACTGGATCAATCAAGTCATCAAGCGACTGGCCGTGTATTTATATGGAGTGCAGGCGTTGCGTTAAGTCTTAGGGGGGGTGGGTATCCACCCTCTTTTCTTTGCCTTATTTTCGCACTTCCTTTGTATTTTCCTTGTTTTTTCTTTGTATTTTCTTTGTTTTTTTCTTGTTTTTTTCTTGTTTTTTTCTTGTTTTTTTCTTGTATGGTGCGAGAGCAAGCCAGACGCTACAATGGAAGGTAAGGGAGGGCATTGAAATGGCGCTGCTTAAAATGTGCCGCTGCGGCAAGATCATTCCGCAGGCACTGGAGATGTGTCCGGAGTGTGCACAGCACGCAGCAGACAGGCATAAGGAATATAACGCAACCCGCAGAAACAAGAGAGCGTATGCGTTCTATACAAGCGCCGAATGGCGCAAAGCAAGAGCGCTCCGCTTGCAACACGCCGGAGGACTGGATCTGTATGCACTATATGTGGATGGCGTGATCCAATACGCCGAGATGGTCCACCATATCGTGCCATTGAGCGAGGACTGGAGCAAACGCTGCGAGCAGCGCAACCTTTTCCCTCTCACCAACGCCAACCACAACAAGATTGAGGCGCTGTATGACTCTTCTATCGCTGAAAAAAAGCAAACGCAGCAGCTTTTACGGCGCCTGCTGGAGCGGTTCGAGGCGGAGCAGAGGGGGGTGCGAGGGAAGTTTGGGGCACCCCGAGGATAGTCGCGCCCACTCTTTCTTACGGAGAAAACTCCCCACGAAGGATCAAAGGCTTACAGACCTGAAGATAGATTATTTTTGAAGTATTACGGAAAGGAGTGACCGGAATGGCCGGAAAAAGGCAGTCAACAGACGCCGTTATCGCAAAAGGCAAGAAGCACTTTACTAAGGCTGAGATCGAAGAGCGCAGGCAGGGGGAACTGGTCGCTCCGGCTGATCATATTGAGTACCCAAAAGGCGCGCCCAGGAAGTATAAACAGCGTTTCGATGAAATCGTGGCAGAACTGCTGCGGCTTGGAAAGAACACCGTCAGCAACCTGGACAGCCAGGCGCTGTTCCGGCTGGTCGTGGTAGAGCGTGACTTCTTGGAAATCACCAAACAACTAACGAAAACACAGATGATGAAAGAAGTTAAACGACCGGACGGCACCGTTACGCTGGCATACAACTCTACATACGAGAATTTGCAAATTGCCCGCAGCCGATTATGGCAGCAATGCCGGCAGGGCGCAGCCGACTTCGGCCTAACAATGAGCGCCCGCTTCGGCCTGGTGGCACCAAAGAAAAAAGAGCAGCCGGTCAATAAATTCCTTGTCGGTGACGATGTTGCTGACTGATCGCACAACAGACTACGCAAAGCGGGTGTGCAGCGGGCAAGTGGCAGGCGTCGGAAAGAGAGAAATTCAAGCCTGCCAGCGCCATTTAGATGACCTGAAAAAAAGCGACATGGCGCCATTCGCCTATTACTTCGATCCGCGCCAAGCGCAAATCCTGATCAACTTTGCCGAGAAGCTGACAATTGCCGAGGGTGACGAAGAAACGCCGTTCGTCTGCGCTGACTTCCAGGCGTTTATCCTTGGAAGCCTGCACGGTTGGCGAACCAAAGACGGCAACCACCGCCGGTACCGGACTTCATACATTCAACTGGCCCGGCAGCAAGGCAAAAGCATACTCAATGGGATCCTGGCCACATTCTACGGCAATTTCACCAAATACAAATATGCGCAGATCTACTGTGCAGCCACCAAAACAGACCAGGCCAAGATTGTGTTCAACGAAGTGGTGAAATTCATACGCAGCGACAAGGACCTGGAGGCCCTATTCAATGTGCACGAGCATAACTCGACCATAGATTGCAAACTGACCGGCAGCCGCATACGCGCTCTGTCCGGTGACACCAAGCGAATAGACGGTTTCCGGCCGTACCTGGGGATCGTGGACGAATACCACGCTCACAAGAACAACCAGGTCTATAAGCTGCTGGAGGGCGGCACAAAGTTTATGCAATCCTGCCTGATCAGCGTTATCACCACCGCCGGGTTCAATCTCAAATATCCTTGCCACAAGATGTATGAGACCTGTTGCAGTATCTTGGACGGCACTTTCGATAACCCGACACGATTTGTTTTTATTGCCGAAATGGACCAGGGAGACGACTACTTCGAACCAACCAACTGGCTAAAGCCCAATCCCCTGCTGCGAGACAGACCAGATCTGCTGGGTAACATGATCGCCACAGCCAACGAGGCAAGGCGGGAGGGCGGAGACACCCTCCGTGACTTCGTTGTAAAGCAGCTGAACTGCTGGATCCAAGCAGCGGGCAACAACTATATCGAAAATGCCGAGGAATGGACGGCAGGCGCGTCAGACCGCACCTTAAAGGACTTTATCGGTTCAAAGGTTTATGCCGGCTTGGACCTGTCCTCCGGCGGCGATCTGACCAGTATAAGTATCGTTGTCCCCTACTATGTGGATGACGAAAAACGGTACTTTGTTTTCAGCCACAGTTTTATGCCCTCCAGGCGACTGGAAGAACATATACAGTCGGACGACGCCCCATACGATGTGTGGGTGCGGCAGGGCCTGATTACGGTAACAGAGACAATGGGCGGTGTGAAAACCGACTACCGCTACATTCTCAATTACCTTAAGCAACTGATTGCAGACTATGACTTGGATCTACAAGTCATCTGTTACGATCCACACAACGCTTCTGCATTTCTGGCAGACCTGGAGGAGATCGCCCCCTGTCTGTCCGTAACGCAAACGCACCGGGTGCTGTCAACCCCTACGGAGGACCTACGGTTGGAGATCAAGGCAGGGCATGTGGAGTATAACGGCGACGACGCCCTTTTGACCCGCTCCATGCTGTCCGCCAAGACGGTGGGCAATTCCTATGGTGAGGTCAAGATCGACAAGGAAGTCAAGACGGACCGTATCGACCCGGTAGACGCGCTGATCGACGCCTGGCTAATGGCAATGCAGGAGGAGCAGGCGGTCAATTTAGACGATGTAGTAGAAGAATATCTTTCACTGATGGGAGCGAAATGAAATGCCATTTTTTGATAATCTGCGAAAAAACGCAACGGCAGTACGAAACGCCTTTGTACAGCCAAGCACTTCGCCGGGGGACGAAAGCCTGATGGAGTTTCTGGGCATTCAAACATCCGGCAAACGGCCACAAAATGATGTGACCTATTACATTTGCCTGAAGAAAAAGGCAGAGACTTTGGGGTCAATGCCGCTGAAGTTTTACCGAAAGTCCGAGGGCAAGATCGAAACGGCAAAAAAGGACGATATGGCGGTGCTGCTGACAGAGCGGCCAAACCCATATATGACACCGGCCACATTCTGGAGTAGCGTGTCGGCCAACCTGGACCACTACGGCAACGCCTATGTGTGGGTGCAGCAAGATTTCACCAGGCAGAAGTATGGTGGCTCCGTCAAGGCCAAGGGCCTGTGGATCATGCCATCTAATCAGGTCAATCTGCTGGTGGACGACGCCGGTATCTTCGGGACGGACGGCGGCGGGCTGTACTACTGGTATCAAGACCGCTACACCGGGCACAGCTATATCTTTGACCCGGACACCGTGCTGCATTTCAAGAACTTCTTTACATTCGATGGGTACCGAGGGGCGTCAGTATTGGAGTTGCTGCGGTCCACCGTAGACGGCCAAATAGCTGCACAGGAATACCAAAACAAGCTGTTCAAGAACGGCATGACAGGAAAGGCCGTGCTGAATTACACAGGCGAGTTAAGCGAGGGCGCCAAAAGGAAAATGATTGCGCAGTTTGAAGAATTCGGTGCAGGTGCCAGCAACGCCGGACGCATTATTCCAGTCCCGCCGGGCTTCAAACTGGAACCAATCGACTTTAAGTTGTCAGACGCCCAGTTCTTGGAGTTGAAACAGTACGGTGCTTTGCAACTTGCGGCAGCGTTCGGGATCAAGCCAACGCAGATCAATGACTACTCCAAGAGTAGCTATGCAAACAGTGAACAACAGCAGTTGGCATTTCTGACCGAGACAATGCTGTTTCCAATATCACAAATTGAGCAGGAATTAAATTATAAATGCCTGACAGATCCGCAGCGGGCAGCTGGATTTTATTACAAATTCAATGACAAGGTGCTACTGCGGACCGATAGCAAAACACAGACAGAGATCTTTGCACAAAAGGTGGACAAGGGCATTGCTACCATCAATGAGTGCAGAGAGCTGGAAGACAATCCGCCGGTACAGGGCGGTGACAATCCCATTGTCAACGGAACATACATTCCGCTTGATAGAGTTGGTGACCAGTATGGCGCCAACAACACAGACTGACGGAAAGGAGGATCGTATGAACAAGGTATTGAATTTTGAGCGCTTTAACCGTGTGAGCAACAAGCGCGAAAAAGTCGGCTACTGTGCCCTCTATGATGAGGCGGACAGAGCTGTGCTGAACTTCTATGGCGACATCTGTATGTACGACTACAGCGGATATGGCGGCGAGTATGCCAATGACAAGTGCCCCCAGCAAGTAGCCGACTTCTTCAACCAGATTGAGCCGGACAAGCCGGTTGAAATTCACTTCAACTCCGGCGGCGGCGATGTGTTCGCCGGGATCGCCATTGCCAATATCATCAAAGCACACGCAGGAGAGACCGTCGGATATGTGGACGGTATTGCCGCCAGCATTGCCTCCGTCATTCTGTGTGCCTGCGACCGGGTGGTCATTCGCACAGGTGCCCAGGTGATGATTCATGACCCGATGACGGGCTGTTGGGGCAATGCTTCTGACTTTGCGGCGGTAATTGAGCAGCTGAACATTGCAAAGGACTGCATTCTGGAATTGTACAGCACAAAAATGTCCAATAAAGTGGACAGAGAAGCGCTTGCCAACCTTATGACGGCAGAAACTTGGCTAACTTCGCAGAATATCGCCGAAGTGTTTAGCTTCGAGGTGGAGAACGCAGAGCCGATGGTGGCCTGTGCGAGCACATTCTACGACAGGTACACACGCCTGCCGCCCGGTGTCAACGCCGACACCGCCAAAGACGCCAAAAAGGACAAAATCCTGGCGGATTTATACCTTTACGGAACCAAATAAAAAATTCTTTAGGAGGAAAAACAAATGAACAAAAAGCTCAGAGCCCTGCTGGATAGCATTAACGCGAAGAAGCAGGAAGTACAGGATTTGGCCGAAGCAGGCAAGCTGACCGAGGCACAGACCGCAAAAGACGAATTGCAGCAGTTGCAGCAGAAGTTTGATCTGCTGGCTGATGTAATGGACGCCCATAAGAACAATGCCGGTGCAGAGCCGCACCAGGTCATTGATCAGCAGGAATTTACGCCGAAGCAGTGCAGAAGCGCATTCGCCGCCCTGATCAAGGCACAGTTTGCCGCCAAGCGTAAGGGCGGCGATCCTGAGGACTACCTGTCCGAACAGGAAAAACAGATCGTAAACCAAATGTCCGAGGGCACAGACACCAACGGTGGCCTGACTGTCCCGCAGGACTTGCAGACTGCCATCAAGGAGCTGAAACGCAGCCGGATTACGCTGGAGAGCCATGTGAATGTGGAAAACACATCGGTCAATAAAGGCCGCCGCGTGATTGAAAAGGACGCAGCCATCACCGCGTGGCCCGCAGTAGATGAAGCGGCCGACTTTACCGAAGGGGACACTCCAACACTAATTGCTGTGGATTACTCCATCAAGAAGTACGGCGACATTATGAAGCTGACCAACGATCTTTTGGCAGACACCGCCGAAAACCTGTTGGCTTTTTTGGCAAACTATTGTGCCAAAAAGAGCACAGCGACCCGCAACGCTAAGATCCTGGCCGCATTTGATACCGCAGCGGGCGAAAGTCCGGTTACTATCGCCGATGTAGACGGTTTGAAAGATGTATTCAATGTGACCCTGGATCCAGAAGTTGCCCTCAACGCTGAGGTGATCACCAACCAGGATGGCTTTAACTTCTTGGACAGATTAAAAGACAAAGATGGCAACTACATTTTGCAACCGGACCCGATGAAGAAAACCGGAAAGCTGCTTTTCGGCTCTTATCCGATCACCGTGTTATCCAACAAGGCCCTTAAGACCGACACTGCCAAGGGCGCACCCATCTATATGGGCGACGGCCACGAGGCTGTAACCCTGTTTGATCGTGAGAAGATGACCATTGAGGCTAACCCCAATGTGTACTGGACTTCTGACACGATGGGCTGCAAGGTGCGCGACCGCTTCGATGTGCAGGTGGTTGACGACGCGGCCATGGCCAAGGGCTTCTTGAAAGCAGCAGCGGGCTAATTTGCAGTCAACTGCAAAAGAACGGAGGTAAGCAATGGAACTGAACACGGTTAAGAGCTACCTGCGGGTGGACTATGCGGACGATGACGAGCTGATCCGGTTGATGATCGACGCAACGGCGGAAACGCTTGGCGAATTGATCCCCGGCTATAACGCAGCCGCACCGACCGCACGCCAAAATCTGTTGCTCCTGATGTCCGTTAAGGACCTGTACGACCACAGGGAGAAGTACGGCACAAATGTGCAGCTTCTCAGCGGTCACGCCTCCACATTCCTATACAGCGAGATCTACGGAGGTGCCGTTGATGGAAATTAAAATCAATATTCGCAAGCGTGTTTTTTCCACCACCGGCGGCCGACAGATCGAAGATAAGGCAGGCGCCCCACACTATATGAATGTGTGGGCAACGCCGGCCGATCTGTACGGTGAGGAGCTGTACCAGGCAATGGCCGCCAAGCTGCATGAAGTGCTGGCGTTCAAACTGCGTTACTGCAAGGCTCTGGAAGATATGCGCGGGCATGCCAAGGACTACTTTGTGGAAGAAGTAGCCACCGGCGCACGCTATCGGATCTACCATATCGACTATTCAAGAGGCAACCGCGAGTTCGTTACGCTCAAGTGCGAGCGTACCACATAAGGGGTGATCTTATGATCGTCAACATGGAGTTCCAAGGTATGGAGCAGCTGCTTAAGAACCTGCAAGAGGCAAGCTCCTTGGATGTGGTAGGACAATGCACCCGCCACATCATCAATCTGTCCAAGCTGGAAACACACAGGACAATGAAGCGGAATGTGCCCAGGTCGAGGGACCACAGCAAAACCGGTCGGTATCTCGGCCACAGGTTTGTGCAATACTCACCTGCCCACGCCGCTGATGTGATCCCGGTGTCAAACACCAGGACAGACACAGACGGCCGCTCAAACGCAGAGGTAGGCTGGAAGCTCAGCGACAACAGCCCGCAGTTTTATATGAAATTTGTGGAGTGGGGCACATCGAAAATGCGCCCCCGCGAATTCATCAACAAAACAAACAAGCAGTGCGAGGGTATGTACCGCCGCATTGCTGAAACGACGCTACAGTCATACGCCAACAAATATTTAGGCGATTAAGGAGACCGATATGTTAGATGTAATCAATGAAGCCAGTATCGCGCTGTTACAGATCTCTGGGCGGGGTATTCCGGTCCGTGAGGGGTGGTACGACCCGGACATTACAGACACGCATATCTCTCTTTGGCCGCTTAGCTATGCGGAGGATGACCACAGCGACGATGACAGCGAGAGCGAGACAGCTACGGTTCAGGTAAACATTTGGAGCCTGGTGGACGAGGTGGCGCTGGCCGCCGAAGTGCTGGCTCTAATGAAAGCCTACGGCTTTGACTTCCTGGAAAGCAACAACGCTTACGAGGACGACACGGAGCTATATGTAAAACAGCTGCGCTTCTCACTGACAGTTGAAAAGAACAATGCCGCCAATCAGGCGGAGAAAGGATAAGTAAATGAGCGAGGAAAGAAATGTACACAGCCGCCGGGTAGGTCTGAAAGACATCTATGTGGCGCTGGTCACCAAAAACGACGCAACCGGCTATACCGCCGGCACTCCGACCAAGCTGGCAAGAGCAATCAGCGCCAAGGTGAGTGACAAGTTCTCCAGCGAGAAGCTGTATTCCGATGACGCGGTTGAAGAAACAGCGACAAACTACGAGGGCACGGAAATTGAGCTGGATGTAAACGCCCTGACCCCGGCAGAAAAGGCTACGCTTTTTGGCCATCTGTATGAAAAGGGCTATCTGGTGAAAGGCGAAGACGACAAACCGAACGAGATTGCAATCGGCTATCGCGTCAAGCGCCTGAACAATAAATACGAGTTCGTTTGGTATTTCTGTGGCACCGCCAGCGAGGGTATGGAGGAGACGAACGAGACCAAGGCGGACAAGGTGTCCACACAGACCGACACGGTTAAACTGTCATGCTATGCGCGTAAGCATGACGGTAAGTTTAGCTGCTCCGTAGACGAAAGCAATCTGATCACAGAGGACACGGACGCTGCCAGTGCTATTGCCGACTGGTTCTCCAAGGTTCAAGAGTGGCCGACCAGCACAGCAGCCGTCGGCGGTTAAAGGAGTAAAACATGGACGCAATTATGGAAAAGGCTCCGGCTGCACAGCTGGAGCTTAACGGTAAGACATACACCATCAACCACATGGGCACGGCTACATACCTGCGATACAAAAAGGCGTGCGAAGCGGTCAGCTTGGAGGAGGACGCTATCGACGCTCCGACCTACACCGCTATCATTAACGCTTTGGCGATTGCTTTCGGTGAACAGTTCACACCCGAAGAGCTGGCAGAAAGCGACACAGATGTGGCCGATGTGATCGTAGCCTACATGGCCGTGGATCTCAATCTGGCACAACGGATTGAACAGAAGATTGACGCCATGACGGCAAATTTCAAGACTGGCAGCTGATCCCGGATATAACGGTCAGTTGCCACGGAACAATCTACCGTTCCACGGCGTCCCTGGAGTTCTACCGGCGGTACTGCACCTATATGCGTGCCGTCGGTACGGATGAACCTCCTGGACTGCAAGCAACGATCCGTCTTGTGCAAGCCGTGCTGCCGACAGCAGCGGGCTGTGTGCCGGAAGCCGATATAGTGGAAGTGCTGGTAGCGGGCAACACCGCCCACTTCTTGGCCCAGCGGATCACGGAGGCCATCAACCGGCTGAGTCCGGAGGAACAGGTGGAACGAGTAAAAAGCCTATTCGATGAATACGACAAAGAGAACGGCTACACAGACGAAGAGGACGAGCAAGACTACTGGAGCGCACAACTGGAGGTAATCAACAGCCTGCTGGATGTGGCAACCCAGTGCCTGCGTTGCGATCTGCAATACGCCCTTACCGGTGATGTGTTTGCCATTCTCTCTTTGATCAAGTATAAACTGGAACACGCAGATGAGCGATAGAAAGGAGGACGATAATGGCAGTAGCGTCAATACGACTGACGGCCAGCGCAAACAGCTATACAGCTGTTATGAAGCAGGCGAACGCCCAAATGCGGCAACTACAGCAGGAGTACTCCTTGGCTGCCCAAAAGGCTAAACTGATGGGTCAGTCTCACCAGGAGGTCGGCGCCCGGGTGCAAATGCTCACAGAGAAGATCAAAGCCCAGGAGGAGAAGATCTCCGCCAACAGCAAGCGGGTAGCCGAACTGACGGCTGAAGACAAGAAACTGTGGCAGCAGCACTCAGAGCTGCAAAACAAGCTCAATCAGACCAAAACCGCCTATGACAAATCGGCCGAGGCAACAGGCAAGAACAGCAAGGAAACCAAAGCCTTGCAGAAAGAGGTCAAAGCGGCCGAAAAAGCACTTTCCGAAAACGAGAGAAAAATACAGAGCAACGCGGACAAACTGACGAAAGCAAAGAACCAAGGCACGCTGTTCTCCAAGGAATTGGAAAACATGAAGCTGAAGCTGAAAGCGGCCAACAAAGAGCTTGACTCCGACAAGCTGAAAAAATACGACGACAAAATGAAGGCCAGCGCAAACAGCTATACAGCTGTGATGAAACAGGCGGACGCCCAAATGCGGCAACTACAGCAGGAGTACTCATTAGCCGCCCAAAAAGCTAAACTGATGGGACAGTCCAACCAGGAAGTCGGCGCCCGGGTGCAAATGCTCACCGAAAATATCAAGGTCCAAGAGGAGAAAATCTCCGCCAACAGCAAGCGCGTAGCCGAGCTCACGGCCGAAGACAAGAGATTGGGGCAGCAGAACTCTGAACTGCAAAACAAACTCAATCAAACCAAGGCTGCTTATGACAAATCCGCCGAGGCAACCGGAAAGAACAGCAAAGAAACCAAGGCCTTGCAGGAAGAGGTCAAGGCGGCCGAAAAGGCCCTGTCTGAGAATGATAGCAAGCTACAGAGCAATGCCGATAAGCTGGCCGAAGCCAAAAAACAAGGCACGCTGTTCTCCAAGGAATTGGAAAACATGAAGCTGAAGCTGAAAGCGGCCAACAAAGAGCTTTCCTCCGCCAAACTGAAAGAGTACGGCGACAAAATGAAAACCGCCGGAGATAAGGTGTCGGCAGCGGGCAAGAAAATGATGGGCATTACCGCCGCCGTCACAGGTGTGGGCGTTGCGTCCGTCAAGACCGCTTCGGACTTTGACAGTGAGATGTCCCGCGTAAAGGTCATCGCAGGTGCAACCGACGATGAATTTGAGAAGCTGCGTAAGCAAGCCATCCAGCTGGGTGCAGACACGGTGTTTTCCGCTTCCGAGTCCGCAGCCGGTATGGAAAACTTCGCCACCGCAGGATATAACGCCAAGGAGATCATGGCCGGTATTCCAGGTGTATTGAACCTGGCGGCTGTGTCCGGCGGTGATGTAGCCAATGCGGCAGAAGTAATGGCTACCACCATGCGGTCTTTTAATTTGGACGCAAGCCAGGCCACACATGTGGCGGACGCATTCGCTAAAGCGGCGGCAGACACCAACGCGGAAGTGGCAGATATGGGTGAGGCTATGAAGTATGCCGCACCGGTAGCCTCATCATTGGGTCTGTCCATTGAAGAAACCGCAGCCGCTATCGGCATTATGTCCGACCAAGGTATTAAGGGTAGCCAGGCAGGTACAGCGCTGAGAGGCGGTCTGTCTCGACTGGCAGCGCCAACGGACGCCATGAAGGACAAAATGAAAGAACTTGGCGTAAACTTTTTTGACGCTAAGGGAAACATGGTGCCCTTAACAAACCAGGTCGCGCAGATGAATAATGCCTTTAAGGGATTAACCCAACAGCAGCGGGAGAACGCCATCGTCACACTGTATGGCAAGAATGCGCTGTCAGGCATGCAGGCGCTGATCGACCGAGGGTCTGGAACGCTTGACAAAATGACGAACAGCTTTAAGAACGCAGACGGCGCCGCAGAAGATATGGCCAACAATATGCTGGACAACCTGGCCGGTGATGTTGAGAACATGAGCGGTGCTTTTGAGTCTGCTGCGATCAACCTGGCGTCGCAGTTCACGCCGGAGATCCGCTCCATCACACAAGCTGTGGCCAACGCTGTAGACAAGTTCAACGGCTTAAGTGACAGCCAACAGAAAACAATTGCTGTGATCGCATTAGTGGTGGCGGCTATCGGTCCTCTGCTACTTGGAGTGGGCAAGATTATAGGTACAGTTGGCAGCGCAATATCCGGTATATCCAAGATTAAGGAAGCAGTGTCCGGCCTTGGCCTGGTCAGCAAGATTTCAAGCGGTGCCGGGAAGATTGGCAAGGCTATCACAGGTGTGTTTTCAACACTTGGCCTTAAAGGCGTGATTATTGCCGCCGTTGTGGCTGCTGTCGTAGCCGGTATCGTGCTGATCATTAAGAATTGGGACAAGATCAAACCGGCGTTGGAAAATGTGTGGAATAAAGCGAAAGCCATATTTCAGACAGCCTGGAATTGGATAAAGAACATCTTCACGACATTGTGGAATTTCATTAAGACAGTATGGAACGGAATAAAGAACGGCATACAGGTGGCCATTATGTTCATTGCCAATCTGTTCAGCGCTGCGTTTAACATTATAACGCTGCCATTCCGCTTTATTTGGGAAAACTGCAAGCAATATGTTTTCGCAGCATTCAACGCTATTAAGACCGTTATTTCAAACGCCCTGCGAGTGATCCGCACCATCATCTCGACTGTCGGTAATGCGATCAAGCGAGTCTGGACCGCTGTGTGGAACGGTATTAAGGCTGTCCTTACGCCAATTATCAACGGTATTAGGAATATAATCACAAAGGTGTTCACTGCAATACGTGTCGTGATCGTCACTTATGTGACCATCTGGAAAAAGATTATAACCACTGCCTGGAAAGCGATTAAGACCGTAGTTACCACAGTAGTCAACACCATCAGGACGGTTGTGTCGACGGTATTCAATGCGCTTAAGAACATAATCAGCGTACCGCTGAACTGGATTAAGAACCTGGTATCGCGCATTTTCGGTGGGATCAAAGACAGCATATCCAACAGTATTAACAACGCCAAAAACATTGTGAGCAAAGGCTTGGCGGCCATTCGGGGATTCTTTAATAAGCTGAAATTGAAATTCCCGAACATCAAGTTGCCGCACTTTAGTATTACCGGCGGCTTCAGCCTGGATCCGCCATCTGTGCCCAAGCTGAATATCGACTGGTACGCCGGCGGTGCCATTATGCGCGGGCGACAGATCTTCGGCGCCTACGGAGGTACACTGCTGGCAGGCGGTGAACCAAGCACCGGTGGGGAAGCAATTCTGCCGCTGAGTCCGTTCTATACCGCGCTAAGTAAAATGCTGGACAACCAGCTCCGGCGGCTGATCGCCTGTGTTCGTCCGACAGTGATCGTACATACTTATCTGGACGGTAAGGAGATCGGCAGCAAGGTTGTACAGCAAGTCACAGACGAAGTGACTAAAGATCAGCAAACCTACGAAATGGCAAAGGGGTTAGATACCGATGGATAAGTTTGACTTTACTTTTGGAGGCAAAAACGCCTCCGAACTGGGGGTTAAGGCGACCCAGCGACCCAATATGCCGGCAGCAGTTAAGAAGATCGAAGAAACAAATGTAGCGGCAATGGACGGCAGCTACTACCTCGACCAGGGCACCTATGAAGACATACAGGTGCCTTACTCCTGCAACTTCCTGGTACCGGACGGCACAGAATGGGACGAGCGGGTGCGCGAGATCAAAGACTGGCTATTCCACCCGACCGGACCAAGCCAGTTGATCAAAAATGACGACCCGGAGTATTACCTCCGGGTCCGCAAGGTGGAGACCTCCGAGTTTACTCGCATATACCGGCGGCTGGCGCAGTTCACGGTCACATTCACCTGCACCGCATACCAGTACCTGGTGCGAGGTGGCACAAGAGTGCCGTGCCCGGAGGTCGTAAACAATCAGTTTGAGACAGCGTACCCGATCTTTTATATAACTACAAAATATCCAACAGGCAACACGGCTACGATCACAGTCAACGGCAATGCAGTAACCATACAGATCACGACACCAACCACTATTATTGATGTAGAAAAGCGTATGTTCTACACCGGCGATTATAAAATCGTAAACGGCAATGCCACCGGAGACTTGGACGGCCTTGTATTGGCAGCCGGCGCAAATACGATCAAATTCGGCGGCACAAAGAACCCTGCAACCCTGGAGTATGTGCCTAACTGGAGGCGCCTATGATTGAAGTTTACGATAAAAACAGCTTTGTTGGTGAGCAATCCTTACAACATAACGGAGACATGACACTCACTCCATATTCTTGTACAGTCAGCATTGAGCTGGGAGGCGCCATTGTGGTAGAAATGGAGCACCCGGTAGACACAATGGGTCGCTGGAGATATTTGCAAGAAGAAAATGTTATAGTCGTTGACACGCCATGGGCAAAACGCCAAGCATTCCGAATTTGGCAGGTCGTCAACAACG